GTCCATAGACATTACAACCTCTCAAACAGCCCTGTAAGGCCATGCATAACTTTTCCCGATGAAGCCGTGACCGAAATGATACAAGCCGACTGATTTCCGCAGACGGCTCTTTTGTTACATAATATCAAAAATGATGAAAACAGTAGCTCCTGACCACCGATGCGGTGTGCAGGAGCTTTTTTCATTTCCAGTTGCTGATTCAAGTCCAAGTTCTGCTGCTCAGCGGCATCTTCCAGGCGTGGTGCAAGTCTGGCAGTTTTTCTTAACTGTTGAACGATGTGTCTTTGATTTCGTTTAATTCCTTAACGAAGGGTTATTCTGTAACGATGTGCAAAGCATAAATCGTTATGCGTGTTCACAATAAGTTATCCCTTTAGAATCGCCAGTTTCCTTGACTTTCAGGGCATTCAGAGTGATAGATGTCATACTGAAAATGAAAGGAGTGAGTGAACTTGCTAACGAAAGAAGTTGAATACAGGGTGTGCAAATGGCTGCTTGCCAATCTGGAACGTGATGGCGTTATTGATTCCGGGGAGACACAGCTTGCTTTGAAGAAATTGCAGGAACATTTCGAGCCACCATTTCTTGAGGTTGATGTGGCGGACGGGGAAATTGGAGACGGGGTGAATGTAATTGAAAGATAGAGTAGTTACACGTATCAATGCTGTCCCGCGCCCGGCGACGATGAAAGAAGCGGAAAAGGCAGTACAGCGCGTGGCGGCCTACGTAAGAGTATCGACCGACCATGAAGATCAGGAATCGAGCCTCGCCGCGCAGACTGATTATTACAGAAAGAAAATACTGCAGCATGCCGGATGGGAGTTCGTGGAGGTGTTTGTAGACGACGGGATTTCCGGACTGAGCACGAACAGGCGCGAGGGCTTCAACAGAATGGTGGACGCCTGCCTGAACGGTGACATCGATCTGGTACTGACAAAGTCCATATCGAGGTTTGCACGGAACACCGTGGATACGGTCACCATCATCCGCAAGCTGAAGGAAAAAGGAATCGGCGTTTACTTTGAGAAAGAGAACATTTTCACTCTGGATTCCAAGGGTGAATTTTTACTGACCATCATGTCCTCCCTCGCCCAGGAGGAATCACGGTCGATTTCGGAGAACGTCAAATGGGGACAGAGAAAGAGGTTCGCCGATGGAAAGATGAGCCTTGCTTACGGCCGTTTCCTTGGCTACGACAAGGGCGATGAAAAATACACGATGGTGGTCAACGAGGAACAGGCTGATGAGGTCCGGAGGATATTCTTCCTCTTCCTGCAGGGCTACGCATCCCCGCAGATTGCCAGAATCATGCAGAACGAAGGCGCTGACACGCCGAACGCTGAAAACGGGAAATGGTGGAGTTCCACCGTCCGCAGCATATTATCAAATGAAAAGTACAAGGGCGACAGCAGACTTCAAAAAAGCTTTACAGTCAATTACCTGACCAAGAAGGTAAAGAAAAACGAAGGCGAACTGCCGCAGTATTATGTTAGAGAAGACCACGAGGCGATTATCTCCCCGTGGCTTTTTGATTATGTGCAGGAGCGTATGAAGGAGCGCAGCTTTGAAAACAATCAGCGGTATTCCGGCGTGACTGTGCTTTCCAGCAAGCTCATCTGCGGGAAATGTGGCGGAACATTTACACCGCGTCCGTGGCATTCAAACGATGAGTACCGGAAAATCATATGGCAGTGCCGGAACAGGTGGAGAAAGGAAGCGCGGTGCAAAACGCATAACGTGGCGGACAAGGCGCTCCATTATGTGATTCACGATACGGCGAGGGACATTGCGCTTGAGCGGAAGCTGGCAGATGTGCTGACGGATATTCTCGTCGGCATCATTCCGGCAGACAGGATTCCGGGCGTAAGGGAGTGGATTAAGAAACTGAAGAAGCGGGATATATCCCGGATGCTTTCGGATGAAGAGGATCTGGCGCTTACCATCAAGCAGATAACCGTACTGCCGGACAAGATGCTGCGGTTCTGCTTAATCGATGGGAGTACACGCGAAAAGCCAATCCCGACATATGACAGAAAAAGGAATGAGGTATTTTATGATGAATGAAGCGCAGAAAGATAAAATAGAGAGAATGCGGAAAAAAGGCGTCGGATACGGAGAAATATCGAAGGAACTCGGCCTTAACCGCGAAACTGTAAAATCATACTGCAGGCGGCACGGTTTTGCCGGAATAGCAAAGAAGGAAGCACAGGCCGGCACATACAATGATGTGAAACTATCGCATTGCAGGAACTGCGGAGCGCCGATCGAGCAGAATCCGAAGCGGAAACAGAAAATATTCTGCTGTGATAAGTGCCGCAGGAAATGGTGGAGCAAAAACCGGAACCAGATCAACCGGAAAGCAAACTACGAGTTTATCTGCGCATGCTGCGGGAAAAAGTTCACAGCCTATGGAAATCGGAACAGAAAGTACTGCTGCTTTGACTGCTATATCAGGGATCGGTTCGGAACCGAACGGGTCGAATGAAATGCCGCTTGATACCAACAAATGCCATGAAATGACTAAAAAACAGACGCAGATGTGTTATAATGGGTTACAATAGAATTAGTGTGATTTCTGAGATTGGGAGGCGGGCATGAAAGACAAACTGGATGATGGTTACATTAGTCTTGAAGATGCTGCAACATACTTGAATATAAAACCCGGCACTCTGCGAAAATGGATAAAGAAAAAGCCGGACTTGCCAGCGCACCAGATCGGTAAGCTCTGGAAGTTCAAGTGCTCGGAGCTCGATGAGTGGGTCAACAGCGGCAAGAGTGCAATAGAATAAAATGATGTAGAAAAGCGAATTATAAACCACTAAAATAATAGCGGAGAACAGTAAATAATTAATAACAGCCGTGTGGATGAATACATGAAGAAAGCTCGGCGAGGAGGTGTCGTCTATGCGCAGAATCGAGCGGCAGTTCGGAAAGGTTTCTGAAAAAACCAGGAAGAACATGCAGAAGATTCGTAGCAAAGATACCAGCATTGAAATCTTGCTTCGGAAGCGCTTATGGCACGATGGTTACCGCTATCGAAAGAACTATAGTAAACTTCCGGGTTCTCCAGACATAGCGATAACAAAACAGAAGATAGCAATTTTTTGTGACAGTGAGTTCTTTCATGGAAAAGATTGGGATAAACTGAAAGAACGGCTTTCGCACGGGAAGAATCCGGATTATTGGATCCGTCACATTGAAGAAAATATGGAACGCGACAAAAAGGTTGATCAGGAATTAGCATCTCTTGATTGGACTGTAATACGGTTCTGGGGAAAAGACATAAAAAAGGATTTAAATGGTTGTGTAAAAGTTATAGAAGAAACGATATTTGAAAAAACGATTGTATCTGCCGAGGATGTTTATTCGACGGATGAGGAAACATAGTGTAAACGTTTCAAGTTTTATTTTTTTTGAGATATAGTTACGCTTATAAGCGTATACGTAAAAAAGATGGGATATATACAAGCACAAAAAACAGATAATATGGGACGCTAGATAATACGCAAAAAAGTGTAATTTGTATATTGCCTTTCACTCTTCGCCGTGATATAATTAACACATCACAACGATGGAGGGTTCAGAAATGGCTGTTAACAATGTACAAAAGCTGTCCTACGAGGAACTGTTCAATTCGACAACGATGTTTTATATCAATAAGGGCTGCGAGAAGTCAATTAAGGATATGATCGATACGCAGACTGCGGACATTCTCGTCGGATTGAAAACGATTACCAGCAAGGAAACATTGAAACAATATATTATCGATCACAAGGACGCGTTGGATCGCCTTACATCCGTTATGGAGATTTCTGAGGAGAGGTTCAAACGCATGGTTTCTATGATACGGAAAGACCGTGGATTTGTTTTCGGCACAGAATGGGGGCTGAGTAAGATCCGTTCAGCAATGATGGAAAGCCCGGTAATGATGGAAAGTATCTTGAACCTTATATGGAATGGGAAGAACGATCCTAATATGCAGGCCTGCATCCCGGCATTCTATTTGGAAAATATGTCTATGGATGCCAATACACTCGCAAAAATAAAGGATGAAGACAGTGTTCGCCAGCTTGTGAAGCGTAGCTTGGAAGGCACATACAGCAATATGATAGGTGATGCGGTTCTTGCTGATGTAGAAAACGAACTGAAACGTGTCTGTGCTAAATATGGCTTGGAGTATCAGAAAAATGTGCGCGTGCCTAAACTCGACCGGGCCGTCAGCTTCGTCATAGAATCTCCAAATAAGCCGAAACTTATCTTTGACGTTTCGTACAGCGTAACTACTTCGAGTAGTCAGGGTAGCAAAAAGACAGCGGCAAGGAAAACAGAGGAAGTCATAAAATCAGAACGTGCTTCTGGTAATAATATCATCTATGTGAACTTTCTGGATGGGGCTGGCTGGATTGGCAGGCAGGCAGATTTGAAAGAGATCCATAGGTGTTCGGACTATGTTTTGAATTTTAAGAATATGGGGCTATTGGAAGATATTATAGATGCCCACATCGACGAATTATAACTGCGGAGGAATTAAAGATGAACGCTACTGAGAGAAAAGCAAAACTGAAAGAATTTACCGACCACCCAGAGAAAGCGTGCCGGACCGGTATTCCTATTACCTATCACGGCAGCATCATTACCTTGGACGCATACGAAATTCCTCTGGAGTATCTTGTCTATAATCCATATAACGGAAGGATCGGGAGCGTTGTCAAGTCGTATGAACGGCAGAACCACCAATTGGATCCCGAAGACCCCGGGGATAAGAAAATTATAGAGAAATTCCTGTGGGACTCCAAGCCGGATGCGAACAAGAAAACCAAAGAACGTCTTCTGAAAGAGCATCAGCAAAGGCACGGTATCGTGACCGCCGATGGTATGATTATTGATGGTAACCGCCGTGCAAGTTTGCTGAATAATATAATGGCGGACGACAGTATCCCATTCAACGAGAAGACCCACTGTCAATATTTTATTGCCATTATCCTCCCGGAAGGTGCAGACAAGAAAGAGATTCTTGCGCTGGAAACCACTTACCAGATGGGTGAGGACGCCAAGGTTGATTATAACCCGATTGAGAAGTACCTGAAATGCAAGGACCTGAAAGACGCCGGTTTTACTGACGATGATATTGCGGGGATGATGGATTGCAAAGCCGGAGAAGTACGCACGATGCTGTCTGCGCTCCAATTGATGGATGAGTATCTGGACGAATATGGATATTCGGGTATGTATACTCAGTTGGGGAAGAGTGAGGACTCCTTCCTAAAGCTCGATTCGGCGCTGAAAAAATATAAAGCCGGAGTGGCTTCAATGTGGGATTACGATCCAGAAGCTGATGTTTCTGACTTGAAATTGATTGCGTTTGATTACATACGTGCCAATTTCG